ATTGTTCGACACTACGCTCACAGGCATCTTGAAAAGCTCATCGACGGAAAACCGACCATACGGGTTGGCTGGATTCCTCCTCATTTCAGGCACAGGCTCCAGAGTTGGCCTTCCAATCTCGAATGAGATGTTTTGGAGGTTCGAGTTGTACCGACTCTCATTAAGTGTGTCGATCAACCTGGTGAGCCTCTGCTCAAGTTGACTCTCATGGTTCTCCCCCCTCTGCTGCTCCTGCCTACGATTGGGCCTTGGCGGACGCTGCTCTGCTGTGGACTCTTCTTCCCCTGTACCAGTTGTCGACCCTTCACCTTGCCTCGCCAGAATAGGATTTTCTTTTGGAGGCATGTTTCTCTCCTTCAATTCACACTCAATCCTGTATATCAATTACAAGCCTGTACACCTAAAGGCGCACTAAGTACCTTAAGGTTCGATACAGCAGTTATGTGTTCTGGAGTCAAATCACAACCAATCAACCTTATGGATTCTCCCGTTAGGATTATGGTGCACTGCCTAATGTCTGCCGGGTAGATGAAGTAAAGCGTTATCGCAAAGGTTAGCAGTCCCAGACAGAAGTTCAGTGCCGTGCTCCACATGTGACGCAGCCTGATTGACGGGTACTTCGCAGCAAGATGATGCAAACTAGCAATATGATCAAAGGCCAAACAAGCCACTTAGCAATAGCCCCTTGTTACACGGAATTCAATTTCTTTGGGGAGCAGTAGTCCACTGATTTGGTTCCGTCCCTGTACTTTCCCCCGTGCGGCAAGCTATGCTGCAAATCGCCAACGTGTGGAAGAGTGGCGCGAGTTAAAAGCCCGATAAGCACTGCCGCAGAGAGGCCTAGAGCTGCTGCAAGATACGTCTGAGTGTAATTAGGCGGCGGAGTAAGTGGCATCGGGATTGAGAATCAACAATGATTTCCTATGCCTCGTTAAGCACTGAAACGCCCGAGCTGGATCAAGAACTGGTTTGCTCTCTGAAGTTGCAAAAGTGACGCTCTCGAAAGTCTGGCCGCGCACTTCGTCGATGCAGTAACACAGTAGACCGTGTGCGCTAAGCAACTCACCTACCTCACTCTCAAAGAATATGATAGTGTCACGTGGATCTACCTCGTATATGCCTCTGATTTGCACTAGGTCCTCCCCCGCAGCGGTGATGTCAAAGTTCAACTCGCGTAGCAACTGAGCCGTACACTTACCGAAACGATGGCTCTCAGTTTTGACAAAATGTGGAGTCAGGACCTTGCCCGGGCCCCCTTGTATTGGGTCAGCAAAAAGCGCGAAAGCTTTGAGGGGCTCAACAGCCTCAAGGTACTCGTCTACCAGAGTGAAACTGCACGCAGTAGAAAAACCTGATGCACTATGAATCCACTTGCCTGTGATGTGAGGCTGATCTGCTTTACCGTAAGTGCACGCCTCAAAACGCCTGTCTGCTCTGATGATGTCCCTAATCACACTTGACTTTCCTGCGCCTGGTACAGAGTGAATAACTACTGGAATGGTAAGATCACTACGAACACGCTCGAACTTATACTTATCTAAATACTTAACTAACACATCCATCTACAATCCTACAGCTAATACCTAAGCTATCAATCAATACTTCTCTCGTAAATCAGCCGCACATCCGACTTGAGCAAATGCTTATTTTTCACGATGATACGAACACAGTTGTAAAAGGCATCCACCTCTTCCTCACTCATGCGCTCGCGTGCCCGCTCACCCATTAGATACGCATAAGAAACTTCAATAGCATAATTGTCAATGCAGTTGATCAGATTGTTGGTCTCTTTGGCAATACACATTCGTTCCAGGACCAATTGTGGTTTCTTGAAGATACCATCCGGGCAGAGATTCCAGCCACAAAATGTGGGGTTGTTGGTATGGCAGACTTTCGCTTTTAGCTTAAGCTTGCTCAGAAACCCTGAATGCTCGGTAGACTTATGCAACTTCTTGTTGGAGCACATGTCATCCCCCGCAAAACAAATACGTTCATCTCCTTTGAGCTTATACTGCAAGAAGGTAAAAAGCATATTGGCCATTGTGTTGAAGAGGAACGTACTTGCTTCCCCTTAAAACCTCATGATGGAGAAATTACCCAGCTTGGACCCTAAATGTGTCTTTATGTATCTGTAATCCTCAATGAGATCATTG